AAGGTATTCAAGGTGAAGTAGGTCCAACAGGTCCTACGGGCGCACAGGGTATTCAAGGTAATAGTATTACTGGTCCTACTGGTCCTACTGGCGCTCAAGGTCCAATTGGTACAGGTGGTACTGTAGCGTATTGGGGTGGATTTTTAGATGACACAGAGCAAACAATTGTTAGCACTACAACTGCATATCCTATAGGAATTAATACTACTGACCCTGACAGTAACGGCGTAAGTATTGTTGATGGAAACAAAATTACATATGCTCATAATGGCGTATATAACTTGACTTACTCTTTACAGATGGTTAATACAAGCAATGATGCGGTTGATACAAGAGTTTGGTTAAGAAAAAATGGTACAGATGTAGGCGATTCTGCATCACTTTTTGCTGTAACTCCATCAAGAGCAGGTTTTGACGGCAATTTTATTGCTGTATGTAACTATACTTTTGAAGTTGTAGCGGGCGATTATGTTCAGTTATATTGGCAAGCAGAAAGCACGGCGGTAAAACTTGCAACTATAGCAAGCGGAACAACACCAACAACTCCAGTTTCTCCTGCCGCAATTGTTACAACTCAACAAGTAACATATACACAGCTTGGTCCTACTGGTCCGCAAGGTGATACTGGTGTTGCAGGACCAACCGGTCCTACCGGCGCTCAAGGAATTCAAGGTGCTACAGGTCCTACAGGCGCTCAAGGCGTACAAGGTGATGTTGGACCGACAGGACCTCAAGGTATCCAAGGCATACAGGGTGAGCAAGGTTTACAGGGCATTCAAGGACCAACTGGACCACAAGGAATCCAAGGTGCAACTGGACCTACTGGTGCAACAGGCGCTGATTCTACTGTTGTTGGACCGACTGGTCCTACTGGCGCACAAGGTATTCAGGGTGTTCAAGGTCCAACAGGACCTCAAGGTATTCAAGGAATTCAAGGCGACCAAGGTATTCAAGGAGAAGTAGGTCCTACTGGACCGACTGGACCTCAAGGCATTCAAGGGATACAAGGCGTTCAAGGTCCGACTGGTCCTACCGGAGCGCAAGGTATTCAAGGAGAGCAAGGTATTCAAGGTGTTGTTGGACCAACAGGACCAACAGGAGCAACTGGGGCAACTGGAGCTATAGGACCAACAGGTCCGACAGGCGCTCAAGGCATACAAGGTATTCAAGGTCCAACAGGTCCAACAGGACCTCAAGGTATTCAGGGAGAACAAGGTATTCAGGGAGTTGTAGGACCAACTGGTCCTACTGGCTCAACTGGAGCTACTGGCGCTGTTGGACCAACTGGTCCTCAAGGTATTCAAGGTAATACTGGACCGACAGGACCTCAAGGTATTCAGGGTATTCAAGGTGTTCAGGGTGTTGGCGGACCAACTGGACCGCAAGGCGCACAAGGAAGCGTAGGTCCTACAGGACCAACTGGTTCAACTGGTGCTACTGGCGCTACTGGTGCTACTGGCGCTACAGGTCCAACTGGTACTAGTGGTTCAACATTGTTCACATATGACCAATTTACAGCGACTGCATCACAAACCACATTCTCAACATCACAAACATATGCTTCAGGTAAAATTACTGTTTTTGCTAACGGTGTTGAAATGGTCAATGGTGCTGATGTAACTGTGACAAGTGGAACTTCAGTAGTGTTTGCAACAGGTTTAGCGTCAGGAACAAGAGTAGATGTAAATTATCCAAGAGTTTAAAACATAATAGGACAAGACATGAAAATAGCGGTATATGCAATTAGCAAAAATGAAGAACAATTTGTGCAAAGATTTTGTGATTCGGCGAAAGATGCAGATTATGTAATCATTGCTGACACAGGTTCAACTGACAATACGGTTGCCAAAGCAAAAGAATGTGGCGCAATAGTTCACAACATTTATGTTAATCCTTGGCGATTTGACATTGCTCGCGATGCGGCGCTAACCCTTGTGCCATCTGATGTAGATGTTTGCATTAGTTTAGATTTAGATGAAGAATTGCAAGAGGGTTGGCGTGAAGAAATTGAGCGTGTATGGAAACCTGATACAACCCGATTGCGCTACAAATTTGATTGGGGTCAAGGCATAGCTTTTTATTACGAAAAAATTCATCATCGTAAAGGCTATCATTGGCATCACCCTTGCCACGAATACCCTGTTCCTGACCATAGGACTAAAGAGGTTTGGGCGCATACAGATATGTTGCTTGTTGTGCATAAACCTGACCCAACAAAATCAAGAGGTCAATATTTAGATTTGTTAGAACTTGCTGTTAAAGAAGATTCTCGTTGTCCTAGAAATGCTTTTTATTACGCAAGAGAACTTACTTTTTATGGAAAATGGCTTGAAGCGGTTCACGCTTTAAATAAATACTTAGAAATGCCTGAAGCTAATTGGCAAAATGAGCGTTGTTATGCAATGCGTTTATTGTCTAAAGCGTATGAATCTTTAAAGCAAGACGGATTAGAATGGGCTAAAAAGGCTTGCAATGAATCCCCAAATACACGCGAACCTTGGGTGGAACTTGCCGAAATTTATTACCGTAGAGAAATGTGGCAAGAATGTATGGATAGCGCATTAAGAGCGTTAGAAATTAAAGATAAAGCACTTGTTTACACCATGAACCCTGAGGTTTGGGGCGCAAAACCACATGATTTAATTGCCATATCAGCATATAATCTTGGAAACAAAGAAGAAGCTATAAAACATGGGCAAATTGCAGTTGATTTAGAACCAACAGATGCAAGATTATCTTCTAACTTAGAGTATTACAAGGCATAAAATGGAATGGCAAACACTCATAAATATTGGAGCAGGTTCAGTTTTAGCTGTAATTGGGTGGTTTGCTCGTGAATTGTGGGAAGCTGTAAGTGCAATGAAAAAAGATTTGCATAAACTTGAAGTAAAAATTGCAAAAGACTATGCAACACATCAAGATTTAAATGCTAGGTTTGACAAAATAGAAATGATTTTAGGTAAGATTTTTGACAAACTTGACAACAAGGTTGATAAATAAAATGCGTGAAATATTATTTATTTGGGCGGTGTTAATTGGTTTAATGTTTGCGTTGCCTGCAAAAGCCCAAGACACTAATATGAATATGCGTTATTCAGGTCAGCCCGTGCCATCCGCAGTTGCTCCTTCAATGTCAGCATTCAGTCAAGATGTTTGCGGTATTCCCGTAAGCGGTGCAATTCAATCAACCGTCATTGGTGTTTCAGGCGGTAGTGTTTACATGGACACAAACTGTATCAATCTTAAATGGGCTAAGTTTTACAACGATGCAGGATTAAAAGTAACGGCTGTTGCTATTGCCTGTTCAGCTAATATAGACAATTGGTATGCAATGGAAATGTCAGGTACGCCATGCCCTATTGGTGGGGCAGTAGGCGATTCAGCAAGACAGGCGTGGTACAAACTTTATCCTGAAAGGTTTGAAAAGCTATATGGTAAAGATTTTAAGTTGCCTGCTATTCCTGCTGTTGCTGAAAGCAAGTAATGTTTGGGCGTTATGTTACGCATCACAATGGCAAAATGGTCAGCCCGTATATTCTAGTCTTTATGTCACAGCCGGCACGACATTACAGCAATGTCAAGCGATTGCTTGCCAAATATACCCAACAATTAGCGGATGCAATACGCCACCCCCACAAGTTGTTACTTGCACATATTCAGCGACAACTGAATTCCGTTCATGCCCTGTTAATTATTCAGGCAGTCAAACATGGAAAAGTGAAATTAACTGCCCTAACGGTCAGTACGGTCAACCAATGCCTAGTGGTTGGTTTAAGATTGCCGACACCTGTACGCCAAACCCACCATCATGTCAAACAAGCATAGAAACACAGACATTAAGCTGTCAGTCAGGGTACACGGGTACGGTTATCCAAACAAGGTCAAGCAGTTGCCCAAACCCATACGGTCAGCCTTTATGGGGTGGTTGGGTAACATCGCAAGATACTTGTGTAAAAAGTTTAACCAACCCAACAAATGTAACATCCCCAATCAGCCCCATCAGCCCTACGAATCCAACAAGTGTTTTGAATCAATCTATCAGCACCCCTGCCCCAACAATCCAATCCGCACCTGTAACTGCACCAACGAATGTGCAGATAACGACACCGACAACAGAAACCCAATCCCAAACAGGAACGGATACTTCAACTGCCCAACAATCAACAAGCCCTGCCACATCAACACCTGCCCAAACGGGTGCAAATCAAACGGGCAACACACAGAATTCCAATAAAAACACCATGCAAACTATTGTTGGAAATTTGGTAAAGTTTGAGATAATAGCGCAACCTAATGTTAAGCAGTACGATGTATTCCCTATAATTAATATAGGTCAAGCAATACCCGAAAGCATAAGACGAAACCAAGATTTATATTTTCAGTTTATCCAAGGTGATACTGTTGATTTTGGTGGTGAACAAGATAAGAGAATGAACGCCATCAAACAGTTTACTTTGGAGTATGAAAATGGATTTGAATAAAATTATTGAGTTGTTTAAAAGTATTAAAGACAACCCAACCGTAATTATTGGTTTAGTGTTTGCATCAATTGGCACAATTGCAAGCGGTAGTTATGTTGTTATTACCAAATACAATGAGATTGATGGCATTGTTACTGGGTACGCAGAAACGCAAGCACAAGCAAGTAAAGCGGCGCGTGAAGTTGAGTATCTTAAAGAACGAATAAGTTCACAGGCAGAAACTATTATGAAACTGCAAGAGAAAGCAGGCGATGGATTTATGATTGCCCGTGAAGCCAAAGTGATTGCTGAAAGCACACAAAAAGAAGCTCGTTCAGGTATTGCAGGAATTAAGTCGGAATTAGATGTTCAAAACAATTCATTGCGTTCAGAGATGCAAGCAATACGCAGAGCAACTGTCAATCCACTAGGCAAATAAGAGGAAATATGGATAAGATTTTAGATTTAGTTAAAGGCGTAGCTCCTACATTAGCTACGGCATTAGGTGGACCATTAGCGGGCGCGGCTGTTACTGCAATCGCTGAAAAATTTGGTGTAGAAGATACAGTAGAAGCTGTAACTAATGCTTTGCAAGTTGCAAGCCCTGAACAGTTGGCTAAATTGCAAGAGATTGATATTAAGAAGTTGGAATTAGAAAATGCTGACCGTGATTCTGCCCGCAAAGCTCACATGGCTATTGCAACAAGCCCGGATGCTCATTGGTTAGAAAAGCTAACTATGCCTATTTTGGCATTGGGAACAGTATCATTGGCATTTTTGCTTATTGGAATATTGTTATTTATTAACATTCCTGATAGTCAAGAAAACATTATCATATTTGCATTAGGTTTTATTACAAGTGCCGCAACACAGGTTCTTAGCTTTTACTTCGGTTCAAGCCAAGGTTCTAAAGAAAAAGACATGAAAGCCCTTAAAAAATGAACTTATCACCAAACTTTACGCTAGACGAAGCAACTTATTCTGAAACAGCAGTACGCATGGGTATTAACAATCAGCCCGATGAACAGCAATTGCAAAACATGATTACGGTTGCTCGTAACATGGAAAAGGTTCGAGATTTGTTGGGTGGTAAAAGTATCCGTGTTAATTCATGGTTACGCCTACCTGAAGTAAATGTGGCAGTTGGTGGAAGTAAAGTATCAAGTCACATGAATGGATGGGCTGTTGACTTTACTTGTGCAGGCTTTGGTGACCCGTATGCTGTATGCAAAGCTATTCAAGAATCAGGTATTCAAGTTGACCAAGTAATTCATGAATTTGGTAGATGGACACACATTAGCTTTGCGCCTGAAATGCGCGGTCAATTTATGACAATCTTTAAGCCGCAAAACAAATATGTAAACGGCATATTGACTGCTGAAGAATACGCAAAACAGTTCTAAATAAGGTCTAAGGCGTTTATTTTCCTACGCCTTAGTTCCCTTTTAAATTTCTCAATAGCTCTAGTTTCAATTTGCTGAACTGCTACACGGCTGATACCAATAATATCAGCCACTTCTTTTTGCGTCATTACGCAATCGTTTTGATTCTTCAATATGTTGGACACGGTGGTCACAGGACACACATCGGTAAAAATGCTTGAGGAATTTTTCATTGCCTATGTTTATTAGTTTTGTTTTTTGGGGAGTAAGTTTATTAGAACACAAAGGACAATCTTTTGGAGTAACCCCTATAAATGTCGCGGTCATTATTTTGTAGTCCGACAATTAAATGATGTATCACCAAATCTAAACATTCCAAGAATTTCACAATCTTTTTTTATAGAATGAATAAATATTTGTTGTTCAACTAACATTCCTAGCAATGTGCCAATTAAAAATGCTATTGCCCATTGCTTCCAATTTGTTTTAGTTTCTTCGTTCATTTGTTTTCCATATACCAAAGTGCAAATATTAGAGCAATAACTAACAAGCCAATTGCGCCAATCCCTATTAAAAATACAGTCAAAATTGTGATTAACATATTGGATTAAACATCCATGCTGAGTGAATATCCGGCTTAATCTTATCAGGCACAACCTTTACTGTCTTAACATAATTTGACTTTGTTACAACAGTTGTGCCAAGTCGTTCTTGTTTTTTGCGGTCATTGCGTATTTTGTCAGCCCTAGCTTTTCTTGCTTTACGCTCAGATTCAGTTGACTGAACATAGTTATCAATACTTACGCTTTCTTTGTCGCCTGTTAAATAGTATTTAACCCAACTTTTGTTGCTTATTTTGTAGTCGCACACATAAATCATACGCCTTACTAGCAAGTGCCTAAGAAACGCTCTTGCACAATCGAACGATAGATTCAGGTGGTCAGCTAACTGAAACGCGTTATGTGGGTTGCCATCGCAAACTTTAAGAATTTCATCAATTCTTTGACGGCTTAGTGATGATTCAAAATTGTAGTTATATGTCATATTTAGAATGGGGTACTCATGTCGGTAGCATTTTCCCCCTAAAACTTATTTAAAAAGGGATGTCGTCAATATTGCCTGCATTTTGTTGCGGTGCAGGAGCGTTATTTGACTGTTGTCTGTCATCCTTTGGTTTTGGCACATAAAATTGCAACCAACCGTCAAATTTAACAGGCAGGCTTTCTAGCTTAAGTGCCATGCCGCCGCTACTAGTTTCCATTACAACGCCGCATTTAACCCAACGCTTTTTTTCTTCACCGGTAGCTTTATCTTTATATACATCCGCAATAGCTGATGCTTCGTAAATAATTTTAGACATTTCGTATTTCCTTTAGTTTGTTTACAAGTTGTGTTACTTCGTTATCAAATTTAATTACTTCGTCAGTAATCAATTGGATGTATTCCTCATCGCGCTCTAAACGAGCTACAAAGAGTTCTAGGTCCACGGGTAGCCTAGGGTCATAAGATACAAAATCGACATAGCTACGACCCGTACAAGCCATTTGCCACATCATTTGATTGTGATAAGTCTTAGCCGGTTCGCCTTTTAGAATGTATTCGATATGCGTCTTAGTATTTGGGCATTTCAGTTCAACACACCCTAAACCATCATCAATTAATCCGTCAGGTGAACAACCGGCATTAGCAATACTAGGATGAGAAATCCAAGGCACTTCAGATACAAAAACGCCTTTAAACACCTCATAGGCTGTACGCGCCATACCCTCATTTTCAGTACCCCATGACATTGCAGGTGATGTGTAGGATTCTGTAGGAATGTTAGTTAATCGCTCAGTAGCCAATTCATACATGTAATTCTCACGGGTTACAGACGGCTTATTGTCGCGACCTTTAGCCATTACATCGCTAATACGGCTACCGCTAATTTTGCCTAGGCGTAACATACGCCATTCAATAGTGCCTTGTTCAATCATCAGATTGACCATCAAAAAAGTCAGCTAATTGTTCGCTTAGTAACTTGCAAGTCAAAGCGCAATCATAGGCTTGTAACCATTCTTTTTTAAGGCTATGGTCGTGGATTTTCTTTACCATGTGATTTAGCGCAATCCAATCATCAGCAAAGTCGTTGTAATCAGTTTCCTTTGGTGGCATTTAGTTCTTCCTTTCGTTTGTTTTTTGCTTCTGTTAATAATTTGTTTGCATCTTTGTCTTTGCGGGTAGCGTTAAATGCTTCGGCAAATACCTTTTGTAATTCGTTTAAGTTAGTTGTGGCGTTAATCTTATCTACAAATTCCCCTACCCCTTCTTCGTCAAGCGGCAATGCGTCATCGGCATAAAGTTGAATTAGACCAATTCCTGTGCCTGCTGAGATTGCTTTAGTAAGGCATCTCATTTGGGCGCGGTTAATGTCAAAAGCATTTGGGTTCTTTATTGGCTGATTATTGTTAGTCAAAACAGGTAATTGCATTACTACTTGCTTGCTAAACACATGCAAATCGCAACCAACCATAGCTGTTTCGTTGTAATAAACAACATCGTGAAAGTCCCATGTTGCCATTGGGTCTTGTTGCATCAACAAATCAAGCGCATTTGCCCAAGAAATGTAGTTTAGTTTCCCTTTTTGCTCGATAAATGGTGTTACATCTATTGCTCGTAGTTTTTTATAGTCCATATATTCTTAAAATAAACAGTCGCCAACTAATTCAAACGCTGTTGGCTTGCGTTTTATTGGCATACGGCTAATTGACCAACCTGATTGTAAAAACGCGACAGCTTCAGATTTGGTAGCAAATGACCGTATTGCCAAACCATCTTCATCGATGACTTTGTATTTCATCCCCACACCAAATCAACAATAGATT